GAACCTGCTCTACAACACTGTCGATCTGGGGCATCTCTCTGAGAAATATGTGCGAATCATGCAGGATCCGCAGAGGCGAAAAGCTATCACGAACCTCTGGTCACAGGAAGCAGATCCACAGGCGACCAGGGCAGCGTTTGATCGTGACCTGGTTCAATACCTCAACAACATGGCGAACCCGGATTCATCCGAGGGAGTTCTTAAGGGGTTGGGTGACCCAGCTATCGCCAGGAAGAAAGCCAACGTACTTTCGGCCTTCCTGGGATTTAAAAAGAAAGACATACAGTTTCGAAACAACGCACAACGTCAGCGCATACTGCTCGAGCACCTCAATCCGGATCGCGCAGACAATCTGATTCGTGGTCGTCGTCTCGATGCGATCAATGACGTTTCCCCAGCTCAGTTGGAGAAGATGCCGCTGAACAGGGATGCGTATCGGCGGATACAGGAGAACTTTGAACCTGGACAATCCTCTGATCTGGACTCACTGGTTATCAGTGAATCCTCCGTCCGCAAAATGGATGTTGGGGATAAAGCGAAAAAACAAGTTGGCCTCTCCATAGCGGATTACCCAAAAAACCCTGTCAAGGACTCCGTTGCTCTACCCGCTCGACTGGGTGTCGTTAATCAGAATATTGCTGGGGTGCCCAAAAGTTATAAGGAGGTTTTGAACATTGTGAAGCAGCAGGTCGATCGCATTGCTGCTGTTCGCAAAGAAGACCCCGAATTCGCAAAGCGAAGTGCTGGGTTCTACGAGGACATGGCTCAGGTTGGAATGAATGTCGCCGAAAGCATCCGACCAGTAGGTCGAAGCCAATACGACACTGCTGACCTCATCATCCGATTGATTGCTTTAGGGTCTCCGCGATCATCTGTCAGCAGTAATGCGTCTAAATCAGTTCGCAGCTTCATGTCGCCTTTCGGCACCCCCGCTGGATACAAGCTGGGAATGGGTACCGCTCAGAGGGGCGCACAGAAAACGGCAAACGACTGGCATAACGGGAAGCACTTTGATGTGTTGTCAGAAGATGCAGTTGGTGCGGATGATAAAGTTCGCAACTTTTATTTGAATGCCATGGCAGACCTCATTGATATGGCTCGGGCCGATGGCGATCAGACAGAGGTCAAACGTCTGACGAAACGTGTCGCTCAGACGTTGGGACTGCATAAATCCGGGGAGATGACTCAGGAGATAGCTGAGAAAACCCAGACATTTCTCGATGGTCTCGCTACCGTGGACATGTGGGATATGGCATCCAAAGGCTATGCTCACCCGGCATACATAATCAAGCGAGGTAGGAAGTATGGAAGTGACAAACCATTCCAGTGGTCGGTTCCAGAGCAACGTGAGAGACGGCGCATCGACGATCCTCTTTTTGAAAAAGCCCTGAAAGAGTCTCCCATCATGGTGATGACGACCAAAGGCAAACAGAAGCCGCGCCCGGCGACTAGTATCATGGAGTTGGACTACCAGTATGCTCGCGCATTTCAGATCGATGGAAAAAGAGACTGGAACAAATTGTCATGGGAGGATCGCAAAGCTGAAGGGTTTGACCCTGATACTGAGTGGTCGTATTACAAGCGACCTGACGAGGGGGGGCTTTCCCCGGGTGGATCCGGACCCGTTTACGATGCCCAGCAAACGATCGACGGATTGATTGCCGATGAAATGAATTTGCAGGGTCTAGCTGGCTTTTACGGCAAAGAGAAGCTGAAGGCTAGGAACGCTCAAGAAATTTTGTGGGCAGTTGAAAAGCGTGACAACCCGCTGTTGTCGAATCGAAATTTGGAACTGTTTGGTGACAGACTCAACACGTTTACCGAAACCCTTAAAAAGATGTTTGCAGGGGAAGACTGGGCAACAAACATGGACGAGAAATCTGCCCGTGCAGTTGAACTGATCAATGACACATTTAATTCAGTTGCCGACCAGGCATTACCGATTGAGGTAACGTCAATGGGAACGAGCGCAGAGGCGAAAGCGATTCAGTCGCTCGAGGCAGACCTGGGTGTTGAGGCGATGACAGAAGCTGTTGCGGACGGGTTAGCCGAAGAGCTTCAAGCCGCGATCGACGTTGCTGGGGGCAACGCACTCATCAATGTTGTCAGGACTGGACAGGGTGGATTTTTAGAAAAAGGGTCAGCAAACTTTTCTTCAAACATCGTTATCGGATTGCGAGGAGATCCATCGCAAACAAAAACGATCATGGACGCTCTTTCCCTCGCATGGGATCAGAAGAGCGGAAATATCATACGCCCGGCGACACTCGAGGAAAGAGCTGCTGGAACGGGTATGAACACTGCCATTCAGTTTGACACACGCAAACTGGACGCAGCTCAAAAGAAGGCTTTTTATGAGGATCTTTCAGCACTAAAAGACGCCGACGGGAACACGTTCCTGACGGGGTTCACGGAAACTCCGGAAGGAATGTTTATCGGCGATCAGTTCTATGATGGAAACATGCAGGACGCTATTACCGAAAACCGTGACACCATTCTGTCCATCAGTGATAAGTATGATGTTCCTCAATACGACATCACAGATATTGTGATTGAGACCTTTGATCGCCCTGTTGATGAAGCAGGTCGAAATGCTGTATTCGAGACAAACGAGACTCTCGCTCGAGCAGTATTTGCTTTAGGGAAGTCCAGAATTGATGCAGCCAGGGAAAAGGCATCAAAGAGGTCTCCAGGCAACGTGGACGAGAGGCTGGATGTTGTTGGAAGATCCAGACGGATAGCATCCGAGACTGAAGGGCCAATGCTGAAATCGCACAGAGACGACCTTTTGGTGAGACTGTCTGAACCCATCGATGTCATGGCGTTGGACGGTTTGCTAGAAGACAAAGAGGTTAAAGCAATAAAGAGCGACCTCAAGAAACTGGTAGCGGCGATTCCTTTGGCGAAGAAGGCAAAGAAAAAACCATTGAAAAAGCCCAAAAAGAAAGTAGCTTCGAAAGGAAATAAGAAAAAAGGTAGTCAATGAGTGAAGATAAACCAGCATTCCGAGAGATTTCCATGGAAGAGTTCAAAAAGCTTTCTCGGGCCGAGAAAACAGCATACATGAACGAACAAGCCAAAGCGGACGGTCGTTACTACGGAAAACACATCTTTAATAACCAGCATGAAGCACTGGGGATTTTTGGTGCCATCTCAGGCGCGATGGCAAAGGACGAGGAAGATTGAGGTTCATCGGTAAAAAGAAGCTTTGCCCAGCAGCAACTCAAGCACCCATTCGGGTGCTTTTTTTATTGAATCCCAGCTCTGACTGTGTCAGCTTTCTCCCGTAATAAGTATGCAACGCCTATTACTTTCGAGCGTCTACCGTGGTTTTGCCGGACCCCAGACGCTCTTTTTTTTGCCCCGCTCAAACTAGTCATAATCATACTGATGCATTATCACGCGTTTCCACCAAACCTCGCTGGAGTTGACTGTTCTATAGTTTCATAATAATATATTTTCTCAGTGAGAGGCAGAAAACCTTTATGTGACTACGGATCAGGAGGTTTGGGGTTCGACTCCCTACGGGTGTACCATTACTAATACACTATCTGCTTCTCGCTGAGTAAGAAAGACTTAGTTATGAAGCTTGAGTGTAAAATAAACCTATTTAAGCGCGGAAAAACCTACTTTGCGAAATCCACCGTTTTGGGTACAGTCGCGACGGTCTCCACGGGGGTGCGCTGCAAAAAAACGGCAAAAAAGATTGCCGAGCAAAAATTGACCCTCCTCCTCCAGCAGTCAGACTCCGTCTGGCGCGTGCGCTACCTGGTCGATGAGTTCTCCAAAAACGCCTTCCACATTCGACGGGCGACCATCAGCGGGGTGCGTGGGTTCGTCGCCATGTTTTTGAAAACACTGGACCTATCGTGGGATCACCCCGTAGAGGAGGTGTTCACCAAAGATAACGCCAACGCATTCTTCCGTTTACGGCTCAATGGGGCAGCTCATTCGGCGAGAACAACGGCATCGATAACGGCGAACACAATCCTTCGATCAGTCAAACAGCTGTTCAGCGACCGGATGGTGGACACGTATTCCAGGTCACTGCCCGATTGCGTAGACGGTTTCAAAGCAGTCAAGCCACTGCCAGTCAGGCAGAAACAATACACCGTCTCGGATAAAAAGGATAAAATGCTCAAGGTCATCCAACAGTGCGAAGCACTCAAAGAGTCGGATCCGGGCGCATACCTGGCTTATTGGCTCATGCTGCACTGCGGTCTGCGGCGCGGAGAAGCCGCCGCTGCTCGCTGGTCATGGATCACTCCTCACGGTCTCATGGTTCAGGAGGAGGAGGATTTCAGCACCAAAAGTGGCAGGTCGCGCCTTATCCCGCTTTCCAAAGACCAGATTGCCCACCTTGAGACGTTTAAGGAGGAGCGAGTCCACATACTGCCCGGCCCCATGACGGCACGTCTGAGAGACCATTCTGACGTTGTCGCCAAAATCATTCGTGCAGCAGGTTTCACCGGATCCAAATCAGTCCACGAACTTCGCAAATACTTTGGAGCAAACGTAGCGACCCAGCTGGGGTTGTTTGCTGCTCAAAAATATCTGGGGCATCACTCCCCGGAGATCACCTCACGATACTACGCTGACTTGATCGATCAAAAACCCGTGGAGATTAAAATCCTGGCTTGACAGGATCAGGTGCCTGGCCCGATGGGTGGGTCAGGCACCTCATGAAACTACAGTTCAACCACTCAACCATCACAACCGTCTGGCTCGAGGTGTGGGAAACACCTGCGCTCACCAGGCGATCCAAAACAAACCCCATGTTCAACACGCACCCACTCTCCGGTGCGATGCGAAACCGCCAGGCTTCCTTCCTGGCCGAACTACTCATGAACATTGCTATAGGAAACGGCGCACAGTTTGGCGCGATCTCGACTGTGGACGTGCCTCCGGATATTGAGGTCAAATGGTCTGCCAAAGCTCACAAGCTGATCGCATCCCCTAAAGAACTCAAACCCGGCTACAAATTCGTTCTGGCTACCGGGTTCCCAGAAATCGAGATCCTGGGCTGGGCTCACGCAGAGGAGATCACCCGGCCCATGCCAAATCACCCCAGAAACGCGCGATACATTGGCCGGGACAAACTGCATGCGATCGAATCGTTGATAAAAAAATATGCGATCAAATAAGGGGTTGGACGGTTTTTGTCCTACGGGGACTGTTCAGATGAACAGCATGAAGGTTCACCCGTCACTCATCGCTATTCTGCGCCGAATTGCTCGAGAAGAGCACTCAACTCCGCAGCATATTCTGAGTCGGGTGCTTGATCAATCTGACGCTTTGCTTCCGCCAGAATCAACAACTCCAGAACCTGGGTGCGGGATCTGCGAGATTTCTTTGCCAGGCTCGAAAGAGCCTCCTTCGCGTTGGAATCAATCCAGGCATTGAAATTGGCTTTGTTTTTTGCTCTGACAGGTAAACTCACGCTCACACAATACATCATCGAACGAAAAGAAAAAGATAGAAAAATAATTTTAATTTTCTATTGACCTAGGCGCACAATAGGCGCATATTGGGCGCATGGAAAACACGGAAGCCAGAGAGGCAATAATCAACAACGTAGCGGCAGAGGCCGTTCAGGCATATGAGTTCAATTGCTCATGGGGTCAGACTAAGCAGTCAATCGTTGAAGGACTCATAAACAACGGAATCTCGGTCAACAAGCCACTCGTCCTGCATGTCCTCAACCTGGCCAAAGTGAAATGGCAATCATTATCACAAAAGACTCGGGCTGAAATTTGCGCTTAATAGGCGCATTGTATGCATCTATGAAAATCAAAAACATTCAAATTCCAAATGCCCTACACCAGCAGATCAAACTGCTGGCGGTTCAGAAGGGCGTCACCATTCAGGCCTGGGTCGCTGACACGCTCCAGGCCGCAATCAACAGAAAACGAAAATGAGCATCATCATTGGAACAACATTAATCACGCTTCTCTTCGTGTGCGCCATCAGCGGATTCGTTGGGGAGGAAAAACACTGGTAAAATGACTACAGAAACAGCACCCACCCAGCCAGGCACCAGCGATCTCTTTTGCGCGATCGCGAAGGCGCAGCTGAAAATTTCAGCGGTAACTAAGGAGGGCAAAAACCCTCACTTCCGCAGCAACTACGTCACGCTCGATAGCATCCTGAACGGGCCCGTGAAAGTGTTCTCAGAACACGGGATCGCCATCATTCAGATGCCCAGCATCGTGGACGGCAAAATCAACATTCGCACCGTACTGGCTCACGCTGGGGGAGCAAACATCCAGAGTGACCTCTCCATGGTCTGCGATGTGTCAAACCCACATAAAGTGGGATCCACCATCACTTATTTGAGACGCTTCTCGTTAGCGTCCATCCTCGGGATCGCGGGTGAGAACGACGATGACGGTAACGCCGCCGCCGGGGTGCAGCACAAACCAACTGCTACCACAAATCGGCGCCCCGTCACCACGGCTCGAGTGGTGCCAGGCAATAAACCCAAATTCAACCTGGATTTATGAGCGACGAACGCAAACATCACCCATTTGGTTGCTCCAAATGGCCCGACCTGTTGAGGTGCGCCGACTACAAAGCGGTGGAAGGGGAATCCTCGGAAGCCGCACAACGTGGAACCCGGATCCATAAATACTGGGAACTCCTCGGGACCAATCAGGAACTTCCTCACAACCCGGATCCAGAGGAGCTGGCGAATGCCGCATGGGCGGTAGAGGTCATCGACGAACTGGCCCAGGGCGCGACAGTGGAGTGGGAACTTGAGCTTCACTCTGAGTCCCCAGAATATTTCGGACACGCCGACTGCGTTTGGCAGTCAGATGGCACCACTCTCCACGTAGCCGATGGCAAATCAGGTCAGGGAAACCCGGAGCAATACATACAGCTGGTCGGATACGCCAACGCTATCCTCCAGGATAGACCAGAGATCGAGCAGATAGAACTACATTTCATCTACTGGGACACCCGTCAAACCAGTAACTTCAGCTTCACCAAAGCATCCATCCTGAGCACGGTTGAGAAATTTCTTGACCACGTTGGAAGCGGCAAACGTGGGATCGGAGTTCAGTGTCATCGCTGCCAACTTTATGAAGGTTGTAGTGAGATTAAAAGTGTCCTCTTCCGGGCCTGGCAGACGGACTGGGAGTCAGTCTGGTCTGATCCGAAAAAAGTCGCCGATCTGAAAGACGATCTCGATTTCCTCAACAGCATGCGCGAGCGAGCCACTGCTCGCATCAAGGAGTGGGTCGATGGCGGGACAGATGTCCCCGGCTACAAAGTTTTCACTCGATCCGGATCCTCAAAAGTGGACGGGGTGGGGGCATGGCAGTCACTCAAAGACACGCTGAATGCCGAGGAGTTCCTCAAATGCTGCTCAGTAAACCTCAAACAACTGCAATCACTCTACCAGCTGCGAACCGGGCGCGAGCTGGACGGCGAATATATCAAACCCGGCAAACCCATAACAATGTTAAGAAAGAGTAAATAGACTATGGCTATAGCACCAGGCTCGAAACCTCGAGCGACATACACACGCATCGCATACGCGAAGTTGTTCGCAAACAACAGTGACAACCCAGCTGCTCCCTCGCTGGGGAACAGTAAGGTTGAGATCCTCGAGGATCTTCAAAAAGGGGACATTGTCTCATTTAGCGGATGGGTGAACCAGGATCAACAAACGGGGGATAAAACCCTGTCGATCATGATTCAACGGCGCGACGATGCCCCGGAGGCAGTCGCACAACCTGCGCCTGTCGCGGTGACAGAAGACGACATCCCGTTCTCATGACTATTAACTCAAAGCAGAAGGGGGCCCGGGGTGAACGCGCCTGGCGCGACAAACTCAGGGAGCACGGGTATGATGCTCATCGTTCCTGTCAATACTCGGGAAAATCCCCAGACGGAACGTCCGCTGACGTTCACTCCGAGCTGCCCTTCCACTTTGAGGTTAAACACTGCGAGCGTTGGCCCATCCAGGACTGGATCTCACAGGCAAAATCAGACGCTGAGAGATCGGGTCTGCCATGGGTCATCGCTGCGAAACGCAACCACGCGCCCTTCACCGTGATGATGGACGCAGACACATTTTTCGCCATGTTGGCGGATCGAGGTCACTGATCGTTTTTTAATCAGATTGTCCGGTCATTGGCTTCGATCTGGGGGAGCGAGTGCTCCCCCTTTACCAAACTTTACAAATGAAAATAATTGGACTTTGCGGAAAAAAACGCTCGGGGAAATCATCCGCAGCCGAGCACCTACAACACATTATCGGTGATCGGTGCTACCGATTCTCGTTTGCCGACCAGATCAAATCTGAGGTCGGGAAAATATTTGGAAAATACCGCGAGGACCGCAAAGAGACTCTGCGCCCGGTATACCAGAGTGTGGGGGAGGCAGCGAAACAGCTGTTCGGCACAACGGTCTGGGTAGACAAACTCGCCGACAAACTCAGTCGCCTCGAGGATCCGAGCGCCGTTGTTGTCATCGACGATCTGCGATTTCCCATCGAGTCCGAGTGGGTTCGATCCATGGGCGGAGTCGTCTGGCGGATCCGCCGCCCGGCTACGGACTGCATTGAGGACTCGCATGTATCGGAGACCAGCGTCGATTTAATCACCCCAGACGAAATTGTGTTCAACGATTCAACACCATTAAATTTCTATGACCGCATCACTAAGCTATACAACTCAGCACGTCATTGAGCGCATGGCGCAGAGCATAGGAGCCGAATTCCAGGTTGATACGGAAATGATGCTCAGCAGATCACGGATCGAACAAGCTGCAATGGCTCGGCAGGTTCTCATGGTCATGCTTTGCCGAAAAGGCATGAGTTTGCATCAGTGTGCGCGGGAATTGAACCGCGACCACGGAACCATTAACCACGCTCACAAAAGCGTTCAGAACAGGCGCGACACAGACAGGCACTTCGACGAGGTATTCCGCAGAATCGATGCCGAGTTTCGCGAGATGCCGTCAATACACCAACCCAAAGCCTGGGCGATCTCGTCGGTTGGAGACCTGGCTCAACCCTACTATTTTTAATCATGCGTGAACCCGAACCAATGAGGGCAGACTTCTCCGGAGACACTCACCCAAACCATGTTATCAACGCCTCTGAGTTCCAGAGAGCGTTTCGAAGGTTCTTTGGAAAACGCGGCATAGAGATTGGCTGGCATGCCGAGAAGCGTGCGGCTTCCAGGCGAAGGAACCTTCCGGCGATGGAGGAGGAAGAGTGAAATACATCAAGCTCTACTTTGATGAATGGGCATTGTCCACCCGTATGCTGACGACTGAAGAGAAGGGGGCATGGGTGGAATTAATACCAGCATTGTGCGCCAATGATACTCCAGGTGAACTGACCGTGAACAAGCGATCTCTAGCCCGACTGTGGGGGTTTCGGGCATCAAAAACAGCTGCTGTTTTGGAGTCTTTGAAAGCCTCAAACCTTATCACTTGTGAGCTTTCGGGAGACAACTTTGTGCTAAAAAGTGAGCATATTACGAACAAAATCGCGCACCAAAATCGTTTGGAAAAGGCAGCAAAATTTGCCGTAAGTGTCAGGGAATCAACAAAAATTCAGGAAAACCGATCAGAAAAACCTGATCGAAACGCTATCCCTAAAGACAAAAGACTAAATACTAAAAGTACTACATGTACAAAAAAGAAGGAAGCCAAAGCACTTCCAACCCTGGAGGAGGTTTTGTCATTCTGCGAAAAACGCAGAATTCCTTCATCCACCGGGGAGGCATTCTTCAACTACTACGAAGGTCACAACCTGTGGCTGAACAAAAACAAGGAACCCATCAAATGGTGGTTCGTCATCCAGAACGAACCATGGAAATCCAATCATGAACACAACAGCAATCGTAACGGATCTTTTCGGTCAATCAGTCGAAACACGGGAACAGCAAACGAGACAGACGGCAGTGAATACGCAGAAGTGGGCAGAGTGGTTCAAAATTGAGTTGGTCGATGACAACGTCGAGCGCATGGTATGTGCAGCAGCTGAGTGGGCTATTGCCGTCAAGGCGGGAGACAAACCTCGCTGGCTATCCCTGCTGGGGAGCAGCGGAGCTGGAAAGACACACATCGCAAAACGCCTTTGGGCGTGGCTTTCAAAACGACCAGACTTCCAGGGACGGGCAAACTACCTGCCGCAGTTCGTTTATTGGCCAAAGCTCATGGATGACATGCGAACTGATGCCAGCCTCTACAGCCGATTCGGTGACATGCAACGCTGGCGATACCTCGTCCTCGACGATGTAATGGCCGAACGTCAGTCCGACTGGACGCTCGAGAAGATCAACACGCTGCTCGGTTGCCGTGTAGGAAAATGGACAATTTTAACCAGTAACCTGTCCATGATGGCAATCGCCAAAACAGAGAAACGCATCGCATCCCGGCTCATTCGGGACAAAGGCATCGTCGCCGACATACAGACCACAGACTACAACCTGCGACACAGATGAACACAATCCTCCTAAATGGCATCGAGCGAGATGTGCTTACCCAACAGCGAGCAGAGGAGCTGGGTTATCGACCCATGACATACGCCTGTCATCCGGAAAACGAATTGTGGATCCTCAACCGTATCGCCAAAGACATGGACCGCGCCGGGCACATCATCGTCCTGGTTGAACAGCCAGATCCACACCAACACGATGACGAATGCGTCTGGCTCGAGATCTGGCGGCGCGTGTTCAGGAAATCACTCAGAAAGCCTCTGTAACTATGGGATCTATTGTGACCGCTATGATGACACTACTTAAGACTGCAAATGCGTCAGGCATGATCCTGAAGCGATTGAGGGGGTAATATGGAGAAAAGACCAATGAAGAGAAAGGGAGGGAACGGTGGACTCACCCGAAAACGAATCAATGATGACCAACGCGCCATCTCAATCAAAAACAATTCAGGGCAGTCATGTGGGCTGGCAAAAGCACTCGCTCCACATCAGGACGCAATCTCAGCCATATGCCCTCAGTCAGCGATCGATGCCAGCATGGAGGGTGTCAGATCCAATCAGACATATAACAGAGAGTCTGTCATGCCTATATTGAGAATGATCGCCATAGGAATGACCCAGGAAGACGCCGCCGCGCTTGTTCACATCACTCCGAGCACACTCAGCAAATGGAAAAGCAAACACGCGGACTTCGAGACCGCATGCGAAAGGGCGAAGTCTATCAATAAAAACCTGCTGCTCAACGTGATCTACCAGGGAATGGAGAAGAGTCCGAGGCTGGCGTTGGACCTGTTGGAACGGGTGCACCCGAAAGAATATGCACAGACGAAGAGGGTGGACGGACAGATGAATCACACCCACGCTCACGGTCCATCTGCTTTACTACAAACGCTTCACGCTGAACGATTGAAGGTGGATCAGGCACGAACATCTGATGACCAATCAGTCGTTCTGGACGCTCAAGTCGTTGATGGAGAACAGAAGCAGCTCAATCCAGGTGAAGAAACAGCGGAAGGGGGTAGTGGGGAGGGGTCCGTCCCCAGCGGAGGTCAGGACATTTAACACCCCCCCCCTCCTTTTTTGACCCTATATGATTTTGGTTACCTCGAGGAGACGATTTGAAGCTGGTGACGACCAGTGGATCTGGAAGGCGAAGCATCAGAGCAGCGGTAACCTCCTTTTTTTGACCCTATATGATTTTGGGTGCCCAACAAATTCTACTGACGATGTGGTGCCTGGGGAGATCCCAGGACAGGGTTGCGAATCCCGCATGAATCAGAGTCAGTTTCAGTGAATGCGAAATGAGAGGCTACAGTTATGAATGAATTGATTAAATTGATGGATGCACTGGCATCTGGACGCGTGGCTGAGACAGCTCGCCTGCTCGGTAGGGAGGGGTTGCTATGAAAACCGAACTACCAACAAAGCCAGGACCATATTACTGGCGCGAGTCAGACGGGGATGAATGGGAAATACACACCGTTTTTATTGATGACGAGCTGAACCACACGCTCATGGCCTTATGCCCGATAGACGACACATGGTATGCAACCGAAAATTGGGGTGGCCAATGGCTCCCAATCCCTACCGCAGAGGAGCTGGTGGAGTTGTTGCGGCTAGTGGATGAGGTCACAGGCTGGGAGAATGATCTGATAGACACCAACGAGTTCCCAGTCGATGGAGAGGCAATGATAAACGACATCGGGAATTTGCGAGAATACGCCGCCATACTCAGGAAGGAGATGGAATCATGAACGACAACAAACGTAGAAAGAAGATGGGTTGTATGGAGGCTGAGAAAAACTTTTTAAAACAGAAATCTGTTTACTCAGGTCTTCTGCGATATGCTGAGGAGGAGAACCCGTTTGTTTATTCATACCTCGGACTGTCTACCCTGATTGAGACAACGGAGAGGAATGTGATTTGCATTAGTTTTACGAGCGAGCGATCTGAGTGTGCAGATCTGCTGGTAAATAAAGTGACTATGCAGTTCCTCGAATCTGCTCTACGGGACATTGGAGCATCACATTACAAGCTTAGGTTTTACGTGGAGGTCAGAACAAATGACGGTATCCATCCACACTGAATACACGGGTATAAAACCATGAAAACCAAATACTGCGGAGGATGTGACCAGACCAAACCAGAACATCAGTTTGCCAGAAACAGGCTCGCTCCAGACGGTAGACAATACCACTGCCGAGAGTGCCTCAATGCCTACAGTGTCATCCGAAAAGCCGCCATCAAAAACGGCACATGGGGAGTTAAATAGATAGAAACCGAATGAAGGAAATTAAAGATTGTGTTGCGTGCGGATCCACCGCCCGGGTTGTCCTGGGTGGTCGGGTGAAATGTATGAACAGGAGATGTCAGATGACCGGGCCAAAAACGGATCGCTACGGCGAGAAGTGGAACAAGCTGCCACGGAAGACACAGGGCAGGTCGGGTCGCAGGACACCTTCATGGCAAAAGGGAATCAAAGAGGTTGAAACCAGACCTACCGATGAGGCAGGAGGTGAGCAATGATACGCATCGTGGTCGAGGTGTCTGAGGACGCAAATGGCGTTGCCTTTCAGAAATACGTCCAGGCATGTGGGGCGACACCTGGTGAAGTTGAGGTAGGAGAGGGGGTTGATGCGATCATTGACGAATATTTGGACACCCTCGAAGAGACTGACGATGTCATCGATGCTCAATCATTTGCGCGGAACTAGCGCGAGACCTATGGAAAAACGGCTCATCATACGTGGTCAGCTCGGGGATAACTCGAGCTACGATTATCACTCGCGCATCATCATCGATGGCATGCTGGAGCGTGGATGGGATCTCTGCGTGGTTCCATACAATTCGGACGCATGGTCGCGTGTCCTCGATGAGCGGTATGAGCGGATCATTGCGCGTCAACCGAAATGGGACGCTCCTACCCTCATCATCCACCCACCCAAACAAACACCCGACGATCCTGACCGGACGGTGTATTCGACCATGTGGGAGACCACTCGGATCCCCCAGGCGTGGATCCGAAACCTGAACAGGTGCCGTGCCGTGATTGTTCCATCAAACCCAAACATAATGACGTTCTCGGCTCAGGGGGTAACGTCTCCCATGCACTGTGTGCCGTTCGGGGTGGATACATCAGTGTTCTATTCCAGGTCATTTGTCAGGCGAAGCACGGTTGTGTTTGGGACATCAGGTATATCCCGTCATGGTTGGCCCCGCAAAGGGTTTGACGAGGTCGTCGATGCATTCCTGCTGGCGTTCCCGGAAGGCAACGAAGACGTGGAACTTCGCATTAAATGCTACCCGAGGGACCCGATGCCGTCATGGACGGACCAGCGCATCGTGCGCGATGAGGGGGAGTGGACAAAAACGGATTTGGCGGCGTGGTATCACTCCATCGACTGCTACGTGTCGATGAGCAAAGGTGAAGGTTTTGGTTTGATGCCGCTCGAGGCTATGGCATGCGGAAGACCATGTGTGATCCCGGCCTGGTTTGGCCCGGAAGCGTATGCGAAGGAATACAACTCGTTCCTGGTGGATTACAAGCTGGTCCCGGCTACGAATTATTACGAGGGACAGGGATTGTGGTGTGATCCATCGGTGGAAAGTGCGGCGAATATTATGCAGCAGATAGTAAAGCGTCCATTGATGATTACTGCAAAGGCGCGTCAAGCCCGGATCGATGCGTCACGATTTACCTACGCACGCATGGTGGATGGTTACATTGATGTCATCAATAAATATTTTGGGAACAAACCGTATGGATATTAATATGCCAACATTCCGTGAGGGGACGTGGGATTCTGGGATCTGGGATGAGGCGAGATCTTACCCTGTCCACAATTTTGAAGGAAAGGTCATTGTTGACCTGGGCGCTCACATAGGAGGGTTTACGACTAAAGCTGCTGAGTCAGGTGCGAAAATGGTCTACGCATACGAGGCATGGGCTGAGAACTTTGCGGTTCTTAAAAAGAATGTCGAGGGATATGAAAATGTGAAAATCAACAACCTCGCCGTCTGGAAATCAGATAGTGATGTTAAAAGCGTCTTTTTCCATGATGATTTTGACACAACGAACACCGGAGGTGGGGGTGTGTTTGAGGGTAGTGGATTAGGGGTGGAGGTGGAGACCATAGGTCTAGACGATGTGCTAACGGACACCGGACCTGTTGACATTGTAAAGATCGACATTGAATCGGGAGAATATCCGGTGATCTACACATCACGTCTGATCAGCAATGTTCGAGCGTTTATTGGGGAGTATCACCACGGCATGCTTGACCATAAAGCCGAAATTGACGGGGTGACATATCCATACAACATCTTCGCCTTAAAAACATATCTGGAGCTAGTCGGATTCTGTGTTGCCATTGATCCAAAAAGTGATGCGTTGGGAAATTTTGCTGCGTTCAGGTTATGAGGGTTTGTTTTGTCGATACAAATTACGAGTGGCATGATCGTGACAACGTGATCTTTCAAAGCCTCATTAGACTGAGAGAGAACGTCACGATCTGCAACAGGTCACCGGATATTTTGATAACAAAAGCTTTTGGCAACGCAAAGACGTGGGAAATGTTCGATTGCGCCAAATGGCTTTATACTATTGAGTCTCCCTGCCCGAAGCACCCGAAGTTGGATTTTAATTTTACCCACGATGCCGACTCAGACACGAACGCTTACTTTCCCTGCTACCATTCCTGGATTAATTACTACAATGAAGTAGACAGGCACTACCCCGAATACTTGATTCTACCCAAATATCTCGACAGTGCCATCCCTCTCAAACAGGCGCGGAGGAACACTTTTTCTGCATTTTGGACGGCGAACGGTCCGTTGAGATCATCGGTCACATGTAGCCTGGAGTCAATGGGGTTTGCCGTCGAAAAGTATGGGGCGTTTTTCGGTAAAGCATCTACAACAAACAAGTCAAAGTGGCTAAATATGCTTGAGACTAAGTATAATCTCGCATTCGAGAACCGGCTCTACCCCGGGTATCACACAGAAAAAATAGTGGAAGCCAAAGCCGCAGGGACAATCCCCATATACTATGGTCACACTGACATGAAAAACCTGAACCAGGATGCGTGCCTTAATTTGGCGAACTACGAGGATCACGATGAAAGGATGAATGCGATCCTGGACCTGGTGAACGACGAATCTAAGCAGCGACAAATGATTGAGACTCCGCTTTTTCATCAGACACCAACTGCTGAAACGGTGATGAAACAAGTGGAGAGGGGTCTTCAACGGGTATCACTGTAATGCCAATCCACGCAAAACCAACCAGGGTTACTGGTCCGCAGAAAAACTCGATCGATCGATCTCTCGTCCACCTCGACAGGTTCGCCTCCGATGTGTTCGGTCTCAAACTCTATAAATGGCAGAAGCAGGTTTTGGGGGATCTGGACGAAGCTGGATCCAGAGTTGCCCTCAAGGCAGCGAACGGATCAGGGAAAACTGCCATGTGTGCGGCACCTGCGGCTTTGTGGCATGCGCTCATGTTCCCGGATTCCGTATGCGTCACAACATCCGGTGTTTATCGCCAGGTCAAAGAGCAGATGTGGCCAACGATCAGATCCCTCTCCAACTCGGTCAAAGATTTTGGCATCGAGATCAATCAGACGGATCTTCGAATTCCAGAACTGAACTCTCGCATCGTTGGTTTCTCGACCGATGATCCAGGACGGTTTGAAGGTTGGCATTCCGATAACCTTCTCATCGTGGTGGACGAAGCTAAGTCCGTAAAAGACGGCATATTTGAAGCGATTGAGAGGTGCCAGCCGAATCGCATGCTCGTTATGTCGTCACCCGGCGGAAACTCGGGAGAATTCTATCGGATTTTCACGAAGCACCATGACATGTATCGACTCCACACGGTCACGTCATTTGACTGCCCTCACATTCCGAAAGTGTGGGTGGATCAGCAAATCAAAAAATGGGGCGAGGATCACCCGCTTGTGCGCTCCATGATCTTTGGGGAGTTCATGCAGACGAGCGATGAGTCGCTTCTGGTCAACTACGACTCATACCAGGCGTGTTTACGCAACCCACCGAAATATGAGAACGGAGGGATAGTCGCCGGGGTAGACTTCGCCGGGGGCAACGACGAGAACGTGATCGCTATCAGGGAGGGAAACAAAATCAAAAAGATCGTCGCGTGGACAGACCGCGACACGATGGCATCTGTGGGGAGATTTGTGGTAGAGTTCACTAAGGCAGGTTTGAAACCGGAGGATGTGTTTTGTGACGAGGGTGGACTCGGTCGCCCGATGGCAGACGCACTGCGAGATGCGGGTTGGCCCATCAACCGTATTAATTTTGGAGCTCGCCCCCGGGATCCCGAAAAATTCACGAACCTGGCGGCGGAGATGTGGTATGAGACTGCTCGCCTGATCGAGAAGAACGAAATCATCCTCCCGACCGACGACGAGGTTTTGATGGCACAACTCACCAGCAGACGTTGTCGGGCGAACAAAGTTGGCAAATTGGAGTTGGAGACGAAGGGTGAGATGAAGGCGCGAGGGCTGGCATCACCCGACCGGGCCGATGCTGTTTGTATGTCTGTCGCGCTCGGTCATGAGCATGACTACATGACTCAGTTCTCTAAGCCAACCATCGAGGAGATTTTTGCCGGGATGGAACTCGACGTTGAAGCTCCGGACTCTCGCAGGGGTTTTGATTGCGGCTAAAGGGAAAAATTTGTTTTGAGATCTCCCTCAGATTGGGCCAAAGCGGGGTAAATGGATTACTCGGATCTCTATGCCAAATCCTCCCAGGATCTACAGGATCGGTCACAGTGGGAGACCAGGCAGCGTCAATTCTACGAAATGCGTCACCACGGTTTGCGCCGCAAAACCAAACCCTGGCCCGGCGCATCAGATGCCCATTTCCCTCTTTCCGATACCATTATTACCAACCTTAAACCCTACTATGTCCAGCAGCTGTTTGCGTTGGACACAGTCGCATCGTTTGTCTCTCTCCAGCAGCAACAGGCATCGTTGACCACTGCTGCCAGTCAGTGGATGGACTACAAGCTCAAACACAGGTCCAACCTACAGACCGAGATCATCTCGACGATTGACACGATGCTGTTGACCGGGCGAGGGATACTGAAAGTCACATACGATTTGGATCGCAGTCAGCTCAACTTTGAGAATGTGGATCCAATGCACCTCATTGTTCCGTCTTACTGCAAAGACATAGAGACCGCTGATCGCATCACGCACATCCAACACTACTCCCCGGATTCATATCGTCGGAAGGCCGGGTTTAATCAGGACGAAGACTTTATCTCCCGGGTAACAGGGGGGAGCGCAAATGATCGCGGCGACCACAACAGGCATCAGATCGCGAAACAGCGTGAGGGGGTGATCGACACCGATAAAGATACGATTGTGGTGTGGGAGACATACGTTCAAAACGACGATAAAACGTGGACTATTTATACATACTGCCCTCACGATCTGGAGTTCGACGTTAGACCTCCTATGGAGGTTCCCTACGACCACGGGAAGCCTCCGTTTGTGTCATGTCAATACGAGCATAAAGATGCTGGTTGGTATTCCCCGCGAGGAGTGACCGAGCTGGTCGCAGTTTTTGAGGCATCATTGTCGAAGCTGCTCAACGAGAAAAACGACACGATGTCTCTCTACAACAGACCGTTGTTCCGGTCTACGAGAGCACTGCCAAATACAGCCAACCTGCGGTTTCAGCCTGGGCAGATACTCCCGGAAGACATCCAGCCGATTCCGATGCCATCCCCTCCGATCAGCTTTGATCAGCACATGATTCTGCACAGGGAGATGGCGCAGCAGCGTGTTTCAACACCAGATTTCGGGATCGCCCAAACCCTCGACCAGAACCAGAGGCGAACAGCAACTGAGATCAGCGCGATTGGGAACCTGTTTACCCAGTCGGCAGATCTTCGCATGCGGACGTTCCGCTTATTTTTGGGCGATCTCTACCGTCAATGTTGGTCACTGCTCACTCAGTTCGATCGATCCAGTCTCAACTACTACTACCTGGACACGCTCGAACAGATTCCGCAATCCGCGCTTCACCAAAACTACGACATCACCCCGAGCGGATCCGCTGACGGGGTCAACAAACAGTTCCATTTTCAAAAAGCGGTCGCCCGTTTTCAGATGTTCGTAAACGACCCGCACATCAATCAAGTGGAACTACGTCGAAGTGTGCTCGAAGCAGATGACAGTGGATTGGTGAAGCGTTTGCTCACGGACCCTGGCATCGAGATCGCCAACCAGGCGGAAGATCAGGCAGTCGAATTGTCTGTCATGCGCCTGGGATTCCCGGCTCAGGTTAAACCGAGTGATGATCATGCGACTCACGTTCGCACGATGCTCGACTACCTCGCACTTAAACGCGCCCAAAACGCGCCAACAGACCCGATGGAGTTGCAGCGGATCCAGGAACACATAGGCATGCATATGGAACAGTTTCGTCAGCAGGATGGAAAAGCCGCGCAACAACTGACCATGGAGATTCAGGAGATTTCAGATGCAATTAATCAGACTAGTGAGGTCGGTTTACCGACTGATGCGAATGGTGCCGGGGGTGCAATCCCCGGGATGGACCCGACAGGAAGCGGAGCTGCTGCGGCAATTCCTAGCCAGCCCATTGGGTCAGCGAATTAAAAGGGAGATTTTTGTGTGGATCGTTCGTCAAACTGTGACAACGGTCGAGCGAGGGGCAGATAATGCCTCCTACAATATCGGATACTCAGCTGGTTTCCGGGACGGCATAGCTGCCCTGGACACGTTGGTCGCGAATGGACTGCTGGCAGAGGCCGATGGCGAAAACGAATATGACTGAAACGATGGAGCGGGACGAAATCATGCGTCTCATTTCGGGCGAAAACGAAGCAGCTGCGCCCACTGCTGAACCTATCAATGAGTCACCATCAGTGGATGAGGCACCCACTGTAAACGAAGAGTCTCAAGCAGGGGAACCGTCTCCGGAAATTAAAACCGAAGAGGATGATAGGTCTGACAAAACCGAGTCGAGATACGAGAAGCTCAGGAAAGCCGAAGCTCGCCAGAACAAAACATGGCAGAAGCTACAGGAAGAAAAGGAGCAGATCAGGAAGCTGAAGGATGACCTGGAGGCTTCCCGGAAACAACTCGAAGAGGATCGCTCGAGGATCGCCGAGGACATCGTAAACAAAGGTGACGAAGCGTCACCCGATGTTTATGAGGCGGTCGCTGAACGATTCCGCGACTCAGGTGAACCTGAGTTGGCCGAAGAGGCGGCTCGGATGGCGGAGGAAGCTCGCCGAAAGCGTGCAAACGCCAGTCAGGCTGTAGAAATCAACCGGTTTAAAAAGGAGTGGGCAGACTCTGTGAGTGAGTTGGTGAAGGCAAAACCTGAGCTGAATGATCAGGAGAGTGATCTCTACAAAGCGACTGAGTACCTGCTGAAAAACAAGCCAGCTTTAACAACTTATTCGAGCGGATTCCGCGATGCGGTCGAGGTAGCCGAATACTACGTCAACTCGAAGAGGGCGGAGTCCGTTGCAGACGAAAACAAACGGCTTCGAGCCGAGCTCGAAAGCTATAAACGCAAACTCAATTTAGGAACCAGCGATGTCCCGCGAAGGTCAGGCCCGAAGGGGTTCGACGACATGAGTCGAGACGAACAACGTGAGGCGATTCTTCGCATGACTCGCGCAAATAGATAGGATTTAAAATGCCAGCAGATAGTACAATCACAACCAGCGGCGGAAGCGGATCGAACGACATTTCGGTCGCAATGCAGCGATATTTCTCACGCGAACTTTTGGCGACCATCGAAAAAACGGTCGTCCTGGATCAGTTCGCCATGAAGGCACCACTCCCAGAGAAGAGCGGTGGAAAAACCATGCGCTTCTTCCGCTACGAAGAAGGTGATGCAGCGAACGTAGACACGTTGACCGAGGGAACGACACCGACAACCAAAGCTCTCCAGATGGAGACTGTGGATGTTGACCTGGTTCAATACGGTCAGGTGTTGAGCATCTCTGACATCGCAGATGCGACTGCTCTGTTTAACAACATCGAACAGGCGACACTTCGCATCGGTCGAGACAGTGCTCTCAAGCTTGATAGCGTTATTCGCACTGAGTTGTTCAGCAACACAACTGGAATCTCCGATATTTATTCCGGTGCCACAACATCATACGGTGCTTCAATCACGGCAGCAGACGCCAGCGACTGGTTGGATGCCGCTACCGCACTCAAGATCAATGCCGCCAGCCCCCTGGACGGAGGATTTGTTGCCATCGTCGGACCTCAACAGGCGCGGGATCTGTTGGCCGATTCCGAGTGGCAGGAAGCGCACCACTATGCCGAGCCCCAGGCTCGCCTGCGTGGTGAGATTGGACGAATGCACGGTGTCCGGTTTGTCGAAACGACTGAGCCATTCAGAGCGGGTTCCGGTGGATCCCAATACACCTACAACTCATCTGGTGACATCTATGGATCCGTTGTGGTGGGTGCTCAGGCATACGGTGTTCCGAGCCTGTCGAGCCAGAGTCCTTACAGTCCGTCTGTCTACATCGTTTCCGGTGCGGATAAAAACGACCCATTGAACCAGCGCATCCTGGTTGGTTTCAAATCGTTTTTCGCTGCGAAAAACATTCAACCTAAACACATCGCCCGAGTTTACTCTAAGACTGGGTACTCAGCATAATATTATGCCTATTAGCGTCACAATCCCAATGGAAGCACTCGCGATCATGGATGGCGAGGAGTCAGTGGCACCGTCCGCTGGTGACGCGATCAGCGTCACGCTTGAAGGCACGGTTGAAGACATCGCAGATGGAGCGGTTACCGTATACGCGACAACCGCAAACGGCGTGGATCTTGAGGGTGAGACTGGACCTGAGCCTGAAATGGACAGGGAAGGAATGCTCTCCATGTTAGAGGGTGCTCAACTGTAACTGTAGTCACGGGGGAGGGTTTCCTCCCCCACTTTTAATGCCGAACTACACATACATTAACGAAGCCGGGCATCGGTCAGAGTTTATTAAACCGATTGGAACATCTGATTTTGTATCAAACGGTGTTCGTTGGAGTCGGGTGTCAGAACCGGAAGGATTCCGGATGCAAACGGGAGCATCTCTCCCGGATCAACGCGATCAGATCAAACGAGGATATAAACGCCTGGAGGATCGCGGGTGGAACAGCAAATTTTCTAAACAACAAATCAAAAAAGCCTGGGACATATGAGAGACTACATACAGGGCAGAGGTGTCATCATCGATGATAATTCCACGCACACTGGCAAATTTAATTACATAGTAGCGATCACCGACTGTGTTGTGTCCGCGATGACGTGTGCGCTTACAGGGACGTTCTCAGGTAAAACAATCCCAGCTGGTTTGCACCTACGAGTGGATGCTACATCGATCACGCTCACATCAGGGCAAATGGTCGCATACGCAGAATGATCAGACATCTCCAGAGAATTATCACTCAGTTTTCGGTCATCACCGGGGGTTTTGCGCCCCCGGCAGTGACCGGAGATGCGATTGTGACTGATTCCGGGAGGACGCTGATCGATGCATCAAACACAATCGTAGCAGACGCAATTTATGTGGTCTCCAGCAATGGTGACACGCTCACTGACGGCACAAATTTAATTAATCACATACGACATGGCTAATATACGAGTCAAAGACTTACCAAACACTGACACGCTCGTCGATGGTGACGAGTTGATCGTGGACAGTTCATCGGCTGGAACCAGGCGCATATCGTTCGGAGAACTCAAATCCGAAACTGCGTCCGATTTTGTTGCAGCTCCCAGCACATACAAAGTGGCTACCCTGGCCGCCGACAACAAGCTGGATCCGTCACAGATTCCTGACACGCTGACCAACGGACTGAACTTCGTCGGTGTCGCAAACAGTGCTCCAGATTTAGTGAGCACGACTCAGGGTGATTTTTACGTCATCGGCACCGCATTCGGGGTATACTCGGTTGGAGATCAGGCAGTGTATGACGGGAGCGCATACGTTCGAGTGACGGATGGCACCAAGCAGATCGGCGAAGGCGGAACCGGAGCTACTACAGCAGCTGGTGCTCGAACCAATTTAAGCGTTAACTCCATTGACGAGGACGCACAGGCTAATGCGTTGAAGGTCACGGCACCTGCTTTGTATTTCAATGGGAGTTCTTCAGTGGTGGAGGTGGCTGATGATGATAAGTTGACATTTAGCAGCTCAACCGAGTTTGGAACCAACAGCTCTGGAACGTGGTCACCAAATGACAATACGCCAGCACTCACCGATGGGTCGGGAACACTTAACCAGCACTACCGCGTGGACAGCGGAGCTGGAACTGTCACACAGGGCGGCAGCACTCTATCCGTTATCAATGGCACAGCAACTACCGCTGGGCAGGCTGTGTATTATGATGGGTCGGTTTGGCGTTTGAAGGATGTTGATGATTTGCCTTTTAGTGTTAGTGCTTGGGTAAAGATGGAGGATGCGACAGATTTTAATGTCGTTTCAAAATTTGGGTCAGGGGGTTCGACTAGGGAATGGATGGCGACTGTTCAGCAGAATGACGATATTCGCCTTTATATTCAGGACACAAGTGGAAATTACGCATTAATCCAGTCAGCCAATCCCTTAACGACATATGAAGGTCAATGGGTTCATCTGGCTTGGACATATGCTGGAGCGGGGCCTAATTCGGCAAACGCTTTCACTGCCGCAATGGACGGTGTGTCCCTTTTTGTCAACGGTGAAGCTGTATCTCTGGATACTGCTACCTATTCTGGGACTTATACTGGAATGTCAAACACTAGCCAAGCTGTTCACATCGGTAGAAAAGATACAGATTACGCAAAAGGCCACATCCGTGACTGCAAAATCTTCAACCGTTCTCTCACATCCACAGAAATCGCCCAACTCGCCCGTGGCAATGATTTGGGATTTTCTGATGAATGGGGTGGGGCGTTCGGGGGGGTTTATACGAGTGATTTCACAAGCGACTCAACAAACAGCTTTTCTGCAACAAGGACCACTCTTGATGCAGTTTCAACGGTAGGCGGTGACACTGACAACTTGAAAATCGTGTCCGATGCCACAGCTTCAGCAACGCATTCCGCAATCAGAGCCTCATCGGCTCCCGCGTCTGGTAAAGGTGCCTCTATTAGAGGTGAGTACTATATCCCTAGCGGACAAACTGCCGTGGATGGGTTTGAAGTGTATATCGGTGGCGGGTCAACAGCCCTGCAAGTAACTACTGGCACAACTGACGCATGGACAGCTTTTGAATTTGAGGCGACGGATTCAAGAACAGACACCAGTTTGTTTATTTACCTTACAGATGGTGGCAATCCGACATTTAACGGGGTTTCTGGAGAATATGTTGCGTTTCGCAACATTAAAGTAACTCAAATCGGCACCCTCGCATCGTTTTCAGCAGAACGCTATGACACCAGCACCAACAAGCTCTACGACATCAGCGACAATGGCTTTGTCGGGACAGGAACCAGTGTCAGCCTTACTGGGCGGGAACAACCAGTGTATGAAACCGGAACGTGGACTCCTTCTATAAGTTTCGGAAATGGTTCTACTGGAATCGGTTACACCACGCAGGAAGGCGTTTACACGCGCATAGGCAATACCTGCTTTATCACTGGCGTGGTGACACTGTCAGCTGTTGGTTCTGACACAGGGACGGCACGTTTGGCTGGTTTGCCATTCGTCAACCACAATATGACAGCAACGAGCTACGGTTCCTCGTCCGTTGTGGCGTTTGACATGACTGGCCTGACCTCTGTCATAAATCTGCTGAATGAGGACAATCAACCGAATGCTATTCTTTATGACTCCGGAGCAACGGGTGCGACTGCTGTGACTCACGCCAACTTCACAGCGATTAGCAGTTTGAGGTTTTCGATGACCTACCAAATTCAATAATTTAAACTATGGACCCAAAAATCAATTATCTACGAAGCCAGATAGCTGGCATTGAATCGCAGCTCGCAGCCGATAACGGCAAATCCACCATCCTGCAACTGCTCGGCAAAGCCAAAGCTCTGCTGAACGCACGCGAGGAATTGAACGAACCAGTTAACCGTGCCAACACCGAGGCACTGCTCACGCAGGTTGTAGCAGCAGTTACTGCATACAATGCTTCCAACCAAATCAGCATGGATTCGGTTGCTGACATTATGGCTGGATTTGATGCCGCTGTTGCACCTGCCGAATAATGCAGAACTGGGCAGAGCATTCCAAACTGGGGGTCGTGAGTCTGCTCGGGGTCACAGTCACGCTGACTCAGATCAACATCGTCATCCAGCTCGGGATAGGGCTCGCGTCATTGGCGTATGCCGTAATCAAAGTCATGCACGCATACCGCGATTATAAGCGTAAAAAAGATGAAAATTAAAAGTCATGTGTATGTCGCTGGGGTTATCGGGATTCTTTTTTTAGGATCAGGGTGCGCTCAACTCAAACGTATTGGGGATAGTTTCTACACTCCTCAAATCGTTTCGAGCACGAACGTGGTAAACACTCCCATGGGCCCAATCGATGTGGTCACAACTCGGACAAACTGGGTGGTTTCATCTGGTAGCCGAGCAGCAGCGGAGCTTCCAGGCGAGATCGGGATCCCGTTTGGTTCGCTCGTCACATTTTTGGTGATGTCTGCGCTGACGATTGGAGCAGCGATCCGATCAAAAAAGTATAGGGAAGCGACTCTCAGTGCGCTCGATGCTGGGAACCAGTTCAAGGAGGAATTGAAGAAAAACAACATCGATGTCAGTGGCATGCTCAAGGGAATCGTCAGGGATCAGAAAGCCAAAAAGACGTTCCCGGTCATCAGAAAACTTTTGGACTTGATTTGATATGGGTTTAACTACCGGACACGTATTCAGCGATGGCGACACGGTCACTGCTGCAAAGCTTAACGCGATGGTTAACAATGCGATCATCAGTGCGGACACGGTGACATCATCGATGCTCTCAGATGACGTGATTGAGTCACGCCATATCGCGGATGGCGCAATCACATCCAATCACATTGCCAATGGCGCAGTCTCATTGGGGATTATCTCCAGCGAGACCAGTGCGCCAGGCACGATCATTCAGTCAGGCAGTGGGGGTACATGGGAGGAATTGTCACCGGGCACAACTGGCATGCTGCTGACCAGCAATGGAGCAGACACTGCTTTGACGTTTGGTTTGCTGGGATCCGCGAGCCTGGGGAACACATTGATCAGCGGTTTGGTTGAGCACGCAAACCCAATTGTCGGTGATCTCCTGATGGTCAAGGACACGGTAGCCGGGGTAAACAAACACACAACGATTCAGGGGGTGCTTAACTCCATGACCGGGCTCGGGTTGATCGACGCAAACGACATTGCCTCCGACGATGAGGTGATGGTTTATGATAAGAGCACAACCACTGCCAAAAGGATGTTGTGGTCCGAGATACAGGAGAGTGTCCTGAATATTCCCACGCTTGAACCACTAAGCCAGGCGACTGTGGAGGATGCTGATTTGTTGGCAATTTATGACGTTTCGTCCGGTGAGACAAAAAAAATAACAAAGGCCGATCTGGGGACCGGAGGATCAATGTTAGAAGCTTCTTACACAGTGACAGTGCCAAGCTTTAATGGCTCTACTGTCGCACATACGATTGATGCCTCCCCTGCGTCATACGACTCCGGAGTAGTTACGGTTTATACGTTGGAAGTCTCTGGTTCCCCTGGTTCCTCACCTGGATCCGGATTATTGCAGGTGACGCTACCGAATGCTGCTTTGTATGTTGGTGAGGGAGTCAAGCAACTGTACATTTTGATTGAGAATGTCGATAATTATGGTGTGGAGATAGGGGCGACTGATGCCAGCGGAAACGTGGTGTATCGAACCTCGTCCAGCTACGTATTCCCGCAGGGTGCTCCAATAATCTGCACTCCATACGTTGTGGCTGGATCACACTATTGGGGCGTTGGCGCAATATCATGACACTATCCTCCATAGCAGATTTCGTTTGTAAGAAAGTTGGAAAAACCGATTCCGCTTCCGTTGCCATTTGCAAAGATTTTATTCGGCAGCGGCATGAGATGGTCTACGACACAGGGCTATGGAAAGACTCGATCAAAATCGAGCAGTTCTGTTTATCCACCAAAGACAGTCCGGATTCCAACCCTTACACAACGGATGCGGTGACCCCCTACGCATACGAGCAGGAAATCACGCTTCCCTATGAGATTGCCCGGCCAATCGCGGTTCTGTATGAAACCACTCTCATGAGCTGCCGTGATCTCCAGGCATTGGTCCGGATTCAACCGGAGGCAATGTTCTCCGAGGGTGTGCCAGCTTCCTACACCGAGATCGAGCCAATCGCGTTCGGAAAGTCTACTTCATCGGATCCGTTTCGAGTGATGTTAAGAGCGCGATCCAGTTCCGCCGATGACGGTAAAACAGTTTACTTCAAGGGCATCCTCGCTGGTCGCCCGGTGAGCGAGACATTTGTTCTCAGCACCACATCGCGATACGGATCCCAGGAGTTTGATGAGGTCCACTATGTTTCAAAGCCTGTGACCAGCGGGACCATCACATTCTCCAACGGAGCTACCGACCAGATTATCCCGGCGGAGGAGACGAGGTATTCTCTGTGCCGACTACGACTGAGTCTGGTCCCTGAATACGTTTCAGGTGAGCAGGTCTGTATGATTGTGGTCGGGAAGAAAAGGCTTCGTCCACTTCGAAACGACTACGACGAACCTCAGATCCGGGGCATTGATAATGCTCTCATCGCTTTTGCCGAGGGAGACATGCTCGAGCGTTCCAGGCAGTTCGGGAAGGCACAAATCAAATTTAGTGAAGCGTCCAGTTTGCTCGAGATCGTTCGAGACCTGGAGAGGGGGCAGTCTTCTGCTGTGAGCGTTCTTCAACCAAACCCAGACGGGGCATACACCCGTGATGATTTTGGATTCTGATGCCAGTTTACTTCAATGACGCAACCGATGATCCTTTGGCATTTGACTCTCAACCGTTGATCGGTGGTGTCAACTCGTATGGTCGCGCATCCACCATTCCCCAACAGTCCGCATCCTATCTAAAAAACGTAGAACTTTCGACCAGCGGCATCACTAAATCACGCCGGGGTGCTCACTACCTATACACTCAGGTGTATGGGACCATTCACGCCATCATCGCCCTACGGACCCCGATCTGGGACTACGGTGTGATGATTTTTGCTGACGGACACGTCTACCTTCACACCGAAGATGTCCAGGGGATCCTATTCAACGATGTCTACGACTCCTCCGTTCAGGCGCATAAGTGCAGCGTCACAGAAATCAACGGAGCAGTGTTTTTCACTGACAGCAACGGTTCCATCATCGCGGTTCGCCAAAACGGTAGTGAAGACATACTGGTGGACGCTGACGGTAATACAATCTGGGACGATGTGGATTCAATCGCAACCTATGACGTTGCCGTCGAGGTCACTGATCCAGAAGCTCCGACTGATGTTCGGTGTCTGACCGCGCACAGGTTTCGTTTAGTGTGCGCCAATGGCATCGATGAGGTTCATTTCTCGAATATCCTACCGGATGTAAGTGACCCAGCTTTGGGTGACGTGTTCCCCGCTGGTGGGGCAAATTCCCTCCGGGTAGGTGATGGGCGATCGGACAAAGTGGTTGCACTGGTTCCATTCAAGGATTTCAGGATCGCAGTTTTAAAGGAAAACAGTGTTCACATAATTAATGCTGACCCGTCATTGGACACAGTCGCAGATTATGAGATCCAAATGGTTTCAGATCGCGTTGGATGTCTCGCTGAGAAGTCCGCAGTGCGAGTTGGTGATGACATCCTCTTTTTGAGCCGCGATGGCATTCGGTCGATTGGGACCGCTTACCAACAGGATCAAATTGGAACGTCTGATCCTCTATCACTGCCAATTCAGGACATCATCGAGAAAATCAATTGGTCATACGCACAGAAATCCTGCGCCACATTTTGGCGCGGTCGATATATGCTTACTGTGCCGTATCTCAACTCTACTGTCCCAAATGTGACCATCGTCTACGATACCAACACCAAAGCATGGGCCGGGATCTGGACCGAATGGAAGCCGAGCATGTTCGACGTGTATGAACCGCTCAACGGTCGTAGACGCTTGATTTGGCCTGACACCAATTACAACAACATCGTCTATCTCCGTGACCACATCGACGAGGATGCCACGGTGGAGACTGACTTCACTGACAACCTCGATGGGACGTTTCAGCCTGTTCCGTTTGAAATCATCACCAGGGCGATGACGTTCAATGATCCAATCAGTCCTAAACAATGCGACTTCGCCGAACTCGAGTTCTTCAAGTCGAAGGCGAGAGTTAACGTGGAATTGATCGTGGATGGTTTGGATCCTCAATCGATCGAATCGGGCCAACTGCTTGTGACAGGGACGGGTGACCTGACGTTGGATTTTATCCTGCCCTCTGTCCTGGGGACTCCAGGAGTGATACGTCACAACCTATCGCTTCTCGGCAACGATGTTGGAAGAGAGTTTCAGGTCCGTGTGACCAGCTGCCCGGAGACACAACTAACAGAAGCCGGGCTCACCAACAATGAGCAGCGTTACATCGCGATGCGATACGTCACCATGGGGGCATACCTAGAGACCATGGACAGCCAAAAGTGAGGATTCAAGATGTCATTGATTTTGCTAAAAGACACGGAAATGGGCGCGTATATATCGGGTGGAGCGACGAAGAAATCGCCCACCATCTCAAGTTTCATGCGAACGATGGAACACTCATGGTTACGGAGTCAGACGGCGCGATCACTTCGTTCTGTGTTTACAAACAAATCCGTCAGTTTGACGGGGACATTGAGAAGGTATTTTGGCAAAGCTCGGATCGGAGTGGGCAGGATGTTTATCTGCACGAACTGGTCTCCATCAGCGGTGTCTCAGCTGCTCATATGCTTGACGTATTTGAGAGGTCTGACCCCAGAGCTATTGACATGACCTATTGGGCGCACAGAGGAGGAAAACTCAAGCAATACACATTCAACCAACTTAAGAGATTTTTATGTCATCACCGAAGACACCACCACCACCAGACTATGCCGCAGCAAACCGTGAGGGCATAGAGGCAGACATCGAGACGCTCCCGGTCAGAAAGCTGATTGAGGCCGCTGCCCGGATGGGGACACGAGCAACTTATACCGATCCGGACGGCAACGAGAAGACTGTCGATTTCACGGGTTTTGGTGACATCGACCAGACCAGGCAGCAGTTGGAGTTTTTGGCTGAGTCAGCAGACACATTGGCGGAGGCACAGATCTCGACTCAGGAGAAGTTCGGTGAGCGATTTATCGCACAACGAATGAAAGAACTTGAGCAGTCCGATCCGCTCGGCACGAAGGTGAGAAAAATGTTGGGCGAGGAGGCTATCAAAGACCTGGAAGCGGGGTATGGGCTCGGTGATGAACTGCGATCACAGGTTGAGCAGAGTGTGCGTGGAGCACAAGCAGCTCGAGGAAACATCCTGGGAAGTGCCGCAGGTCAGGCTGAAGCATTCGCTTTGGGAGATGCTGCGATCAGGCTTCGTCAGCAGCGGTTGGCCAACGCTGCCAGCTTCCTGTCCGGGGTGACACCAGTCGCTCAGTTTGGAGCGATCTCAGGAGCGCAGCAGGGGGCAGCTGCCTTCAATCCAATGGGTATTCAACAGGGCATTGGTATCAATCCGAATGCTGGACAATTGGGAACACAGTTTGCGATGAACAGTTATCAACAGCAGTCACAGAACGCGATTGCGAAGGCGCAGAACAACCCATGGAACACGGTTCTGGGAGCAGTCGGTGGAGTCGCCATGTCTGGTCTGACAGGGGGGCTGGGGGGAATGATGGCAGGTTCTGGAAGTTCATTTATCAGTGGATTTGGGAAGGGTATCGGAGGTCAAGCATGAGCTTTGAGAGTGGATTCAACAGTGGGATAAACCTGACCGCACAACTCCGGGCCGATGCCCGGGCGCGGCGACAGGAGGAACGTCAAGCGGACCTCGATGAGAGATCTGAGACCCGGGCTAAGGTTCAGGATGAGGTGAACCAGCTTCAGATCGATCAAATTAAGCGAAAGATGGAGTTGGAGCAGAGGGTTTCAAAGCGCGAAACTATGGAGCGGCACGCATCTAAGATCGCTCTTTCCGAGTTTGTGAAGAAGGCCAAAGATCTGGATCCAGACGATGTCAACGCATACGCAGACCTGTTTTCAGATTACCGGGCAAAAGTTATTCATCCTGATGTCGCCGCTTCCATGAACAACATCCATGCTGTTTATGCTGCCAACTACGCAGACCGAAAAGGAACTGTTGACTTTTTGAGAAAGGAAGCCAGGCAGAGGGAATACGCTGTTATTCAGGAGAAGATGGCAGATCGCGGAATCAACGTGGATTATCGCACTCCATCGGGTCAGGAAAAGATTATGGGTTTCAAGCGATGGGACCAAATCAACGAGCAGCTCTCAAAGTCGGGTATTACCTGGGACCAGCTGGAAGTTGAGCCGAGTGGATACAACTTGACTGTCGCGGACTACGAGAAAGCTGAACGCTCTCTTCAAAAAATGAAAGGTGAGCGAGAGGTGATCTCTGACATGTCTCCGCAGGAAAGACAAATGCTACGTTCCAGGGAGTTTGTCAATGACCCCAAAAACACAAACATCTACATGAAGCTCGACGCATCGTATCGAGGATCATCTCTGTCTCAAAATGACAATGAGAATGTCGAAGATGCGATGCTCGCAATGGAACTTCTCGAGGACACTTCCAGAGCATTGGATGCGCTCAATATACCCACAGGGAAGGGCATCGGACCATTGGTTGACTCGCTGATGAGCCTGGCTCAACAGGATGCATCAACGTCTGATTTTAAAGCGTCTGTTCAAAAGCTTATTCCTAAGCTCGCTCGCGGCGTTTTCGGTGAGGTCGGAGTTTTGACGGACCAGGACATCGAGAACTACAAGCGCACTGTCGCTAGTCTATCGCAGTCCCCGGAGGCAAATGAACTGGTCATGGCGCAAACACAAGCACTCATCGCCCGTGGCATCCGGAACAAGCTGGAAAGGCTGGCTTCCGATGGATACAACGTGTCCAGCTATTCCGAGCGTGTAAAAGCATACGCCAACGCACCAACTATGGTTTACCGATCAGCAGACGCAGCATCCAAAAACCTCTATCAGGACATCCGCAGTGGCATCGTGAGACCAGGTGAACGAGTGTTTATCTGGGACAACGGAGCATTCATGCAGACACGTGCGAAACCTCTTTCTGAATACAGGACTCCGAATGGCAGATAATATAACACTCGACATCGATGACATTATGACCTCCGAGGAGGAGGATACGAACTCATTCGACATATCAATCGAAGAGATTATGTCGGCATCAAACGTCGGGCCTGACGATGACGTTGTGTTGTCTGAGCGAGACATGTTCGATCGGTTCTCGACAGGCGATCCTGAACGTCTGTATCAGTCCATGAAGCAGAACCCTGGCCGGGCATACTCCGACGAGCAGGTTGACACCTTCCTGGAATACTCAATCGAGAAGGGGTTCGATCCATACAAAGTCATCGACGGTATGATCTCCTCCGCGATCCCGATCGTGAAGGATTATGCGACGAGTGTATTGGACACGGCGAAGTTTGCACTTAATAAGACGCAGTCGTATGGTGTAAAGCCCCCCGGCAATCAATATTCACCAGTGATGGGTGGGAGCTACCCGACACCGTCACTCACTCCCGGGAAGGTGGAGATCGACAGGAACGCACAGGATCCGGTCGTATCGCTCACTGAGGGAGCTTTGAGAGGTGCGAGTGAACTGGGTGTTTTGGGAGCGTCCATTGGGTTTGCTCAATCGTTGGACAGATACGAGCGTGAGTCCCCCGGGTATTCAAAGTTTGGCGCGAGTCGTCGCAAACGGAAAACCTGGGGGCAGTTCAGTGAGGCAGAAAAAACGACTGCCAGGAATAAATTCAGGTCACTGAATAAGCTGCTCGCAGATCAGTTAAAATACCAGGCAGGCGAAGCGACGATCCTCGGTGATGTTGTGGGATCCGTTGCCACAATAGCTACTGGGGATTCTGGGGTCGGGGATGAGGTGACAGATCAAATTCTCTCCATGGTTAACCCGGCGACTGCCAATCTCGCGAGCTACCATTTCGGGGGTGAGGGCCTGGGGGCAGCTATCGCAAAAGGTGCGATTAAAAAGAGCGGATCCAGCATGATAAGGTCAGCCACCAGCGAAGCAGCTGGAGCAACTGGATCTGGAACCGCAAAGGTCGGGAAAGCTCTGGAAGGAGTGGAGCAGGTCACGAATAAGGCAAAGGATCTCCCGTTCGTTGGGGATCCTGCACGTTCATTGA